CTTCATGATGACTGCCCCGGCAGACTGAAGGAGTGTATTCAGGGCAGAATGTTCACTTCTGATGTGAAGGCATCGTCCGTCCAGTCCTCTGAGGTAGCCTCGCTGTGAGGCAATTGAGACTCTTTCTCTAAGCTCTGCAAGTGCGGGAGTATTTTCGAGAAAGCGTTGTCTAAGTTGCGCTCCAGTTCTCTGACTTCCATCCACAATAGAACCGATCTTGGCGTCTCCTGCTCCGTATAGGAAGGCGTATATAAATGTCTTTGCCTGAGCTCGTGTAGACAGCCCTGCATTGACTTGGTTTGTTGTATGAATATCTCCGTTGAGGATTTCATTAGTATACTCCTTGTCGTTCATGAATGAGGCAAGCATCCTAAGCTCTAGCCCTGACGCATCCACACCGACTAGCTTGTGACCTTCTGGCACAATCCAACACGCACGGCACTCGTAGCCATAGGGGGCTCCTACGGCAGGAACTTGAGCCATGTTAGGCTTGCTGTGTGTCATACGTCCTGTGACTGCTCCGATTGCGTTGACTTGCCCATGTACTCGACCGTCATCCTCGACTGAGTCAAGCCACGATTGGACTTGTGCGATCCTCTTACCAACCATGAGATACTCCGCAATAAGCTGAGCCTCAGGTATATCAGTAACAGTTTCCAGTGTCTTCTCGTCGACAATAGCCTGACCAGTCTCCGTAAACTTCTCTGGTTTCCAACCAAAGAGCCTAAGATACCTCCCGATCTGCTGTCGAGATCCTAGGTTAAACTCAGGCCAGTCAATGCGAGAGAACGTGCCGCCTACTTGCGTCCATCTGTCGCCCAAGAATTTGAGTCCCACTGAAGAAAGCGAACCATCTTTCTTGTACTTAGGTACGATCTCTTTAATGAAAGTAGGTAGCGGACGAAATTTTTCGTGTACGGCTTCTTCAAGATCATATTGTTTCTCCTTTAGTTCTGCAACAAGGTCTGTTGCCTTACGCTCATCTAAGAGCCATCCGTTTTGGATTTGATGTGTAATTGCACGTTGTACTGAGTGCTCAAGAGTAATGCTGTTATCTCCAAACTCACTAAGAAGCCCACTGAGTTTCTCGTGTAGTCGTTCAGTAACGCTAACGTCTTGCTTACAGTACTCCACCATTTCTGGCGTAAGCGCAGACCAATCATGATAGTCTCCTTTTGGAAAGTTCAGTCGTTGTCCCCAAGCATCCAGTGAGTGACCACCTTCAAGGTTAGGATTGTATAAACGTGACATCACAAGCGTGTCTGTGATTTGTCCAGTTACTTGGACATCTAGGAGTCTCTCCACCACAGGGATATCGTAGTTGATTAAGTTATGTCCAACGTGTTCTGTAACGTCAGCGAATAACTCTTCTACCATCTCCTTTGTTGGCATCTCAAGCGTATACATCTTGTCACCTTTGATAGCGCACAGGCACCAGATAACAGATGGCTTGAGGCCGTTGGTTTCAATGTCCCAGATACAACGCATCAAAACTCCTCTATGTTGTTCGCTTCATGTACGTCAGGTTTCTCACCTCTTTCTAGTCTACCAGTTAATGCGTTGTAGTACAACCACCCTGCACTCCCGGTAATACCTGTACGACGACACTTAACGACCTGCACTTGTGTGCTGTTCCTTGCATACTCGTCCTCTGCCATCTTGTCACGACTTAACAGAATCGTATTGAAAGCGATCTGATTAATAGAGCCTGAGCCCTTCAAGTCGTACTCGTTGACGTTGTGAGGATTCGTGATGCTAGGCTTCTTCATGTGGCTGACCACAATGATTGAAACATCAGTCTCCTTAGCCAACTTGAGCAACCGATCCATGAACTCGTCAATGGTCTCATTGGAGTTACTGGTGACAGCCGCTTGAAGTGGGTCAAGTATCAACACATCACAACCATTACCCTTGACCATCGCACGTAGCTTCAGGAAAAGCTCGTCAGTGTCTACCGCACCGTTATGATCAAGCAACAGGATACGTCCGTCAGTGATGATCTCAGAACGTAAGTTGTCATAGTCGATGTTCTTACGATCCTCAAGCGACAAATTGTGTCCTGTGTGTACTGTCAAGAGACTCTCTACAGCTTCACCATTAGATGCCTCCAAGAAAGCACAGCCAATCGTCTTACTGGTGTTCTTCCAGAAGTGATAGGCGATCTCGTTGACCATAGTGGTCTTACCAACAGACGTAAGTGCACCGATGACGGTGATCTCTCCTGCGGCAACACCTCCGTTGAGCATTGAGTTCAGCATACCGAATGACTCAGGGAAGGGAATGACCTCCTCTGTGCCACGCTTGATAAAGTCACTCCAAGCGTCCTCAAGAGTAATAACCCCAGTCATGCGGTAGGCTTTAGCTTCCCACCACTCAGCAGTAAACTGCCTGACCTTGTTATTCTTGAGATAGTCTGAAGCGTCCTTGTAGGCTCCTAGTGTGGCGATCTTAGCCTTGTTAGGGCTGAGTACCTGAGCACACTTCTCTGCGGCCTCACGACCGGCAGGATCATTGTCGAAACAAATGACGACATTCTCAAAGCCCTCAAGCCACTCTAGGTTCTGCTTGAAGTCCTTGACTGCACCTGCGGCACCTTTGGACACTGAGACCACAGAATAGCGTGACCCTAGCATCTCATAGGCCGCCAGTGCATCTAGTTCACCCTCGACGACAGTAACGTACCGACCACCTGACTTGAACAGTTGTTGACCGAACAGAACATTGTGACGCATGTCGCCACGAGTGCTGAACTCTTTGGTTGCTACTGTGCGAACCTTGGAGCCGATCAGTTTATTGTTCTGATCATAGTAGGGGTAATACTGCTTTGTATCGTCTGACGTTACGCCGTAGCGTTTAGCGGTATCAAGTGATATCCGTCGATCAACGATAGCCATAGGCGTACCGTACATCTCGACAGGCTTTGTGTAGCTCACTACATTATCAACAGCCTCCACTCCGTCTACCTCCTTAAAGTGTGTTTGACAGTTAAAACAATACCCGTGACCATCAGAGTAAGTAGCGAGAGCATCAGAGCTCCCGCACTTATCACACCCTTGATGGCCTAGGAACTCAGAACTCTCCATCGTCCTCAAGAGTCATCTCCCCCTTCTCGACCACACGGATTGCCTGTAAGTATGGTGCGACACCATGTACAGGGTGAGGATTGCCAAGGTTGTACTTGATGCGTACCTTGTCACCATAGCGGACAGACGACTTACTCACGGGCTCACCATCGTTATCAATGACGGGGAACTCGTCGAACTTAGTAGCGAACTTCCGCTGTGGGACGTTTTTATACTCACGAACCTTGATACCTTCTGCTTTCAACTTCTCAGCATCAGCATCGTCAAGGGATAAGACAAGCGAGTACTTGCCGGTTGATTGGCCGTTGTAGACCTCATGCTCTGCTAGGTTAGCGAAAGCAACAGTTCCGGTTACTACTGACATATTAAACCTCCTCAGGTTTTGGTTCATATATTGAGATTGATTCCATAGCGGTCTCAAGCTCTCTTAGTTGACGACTTGAGCTATTCGACAGCACCAAGTCGTATTGTGGTTCAGGGTCGTTGATTTGATCTCTAACCCTGTTCATCAATTCTAACAGTATAATCGCAGTCGACACATTATGCAACATGATAACGACACTCCTTGATAAATTCGTTGAGCTCTACCTTAGTAATCTTAAGTTTCTTCATATTGGTTTTCTTAATGTTAGATCTAAGATTCTTCCTAGGTTTGCTAAAGAACTTCATAAGTACTCCTTAGTATACTTAAGAGTATACCATTAATTTTGATCTGGTTCAACTACTATCTCACTAACGATATCACCAATGGTCAGGTCTTGATCCCAAATGGCTGTCCTAATCTCACCAAAACAGTTACCACATAGGTCATAAAACTCACCATTGCTGTCTTTTTTGGTTGACTCAAAGTCTGTTAGTTCGTCATTACATGCTCTACAACGCATCTTTATATCCTCACAAATCGTCTACAGATCGTATCATTACGACCACTATTATTACAAGTACGACCCAAGTAATCATTGGTCGTCATTCTTGAAGTATGTTAGAACCCATGTTAGGGCTCCTCCTGCAATCATTGCTATGGCAATCGTGCCAATCCCAAGTAGTGCAAAGTCTGCGAATGTTATCGTTTCCATGCTTTAATGGCCTCCTCTAGCCGACGATCATGTAAAGAGCCCGTAGGAGCTACAGAGAGCTCCTGTGCTCGACGTTTATAATATTCTGATAGTGACCTATTACCCTGCCAGTCGAACTCCTCAGAGAGAAACTGACACCATCGACTAGCTGACTCAAACGTGAGCCCTCCAGTCAGTAAGTCACGCTCGACTGGTGGAACTTTGTTCACTCTGTTGCTCCTGTTCGTATCGGGCTTCGCCCTCTGCATCCATTCTCTGTTGACTTTGGTATTCGTCCCAAGCCTCGTCTGCTGTTGATCCTGTGATCGTCTCGTATACATCAAACCAGACAGCGTCAGTCTGCTTTTGTTGAGTGATCGCAAAGATCACCTCCTCAATGACCCACTCTAACTGTGGATCATATTGGTTCTCATGGTCTGTCATCGCCGTTCTCCTCTCTCATGTCTCTGAATGGATACGCATCATCGTTTCCGTGCTCTGATGGATCATTAGGGTCATGAGACCAATTAAACAACCAACCTAGTAATGCTCCTAAAAGCTCCATAGTGTCTCTCCTGTGTTTAGATGTGGTCTGCATAGTACAGACCACTCTAGTATCGGTCAAGCCATTACGACTCTGTTAAACCAATCCTCAATCCATTGGTCTGAGTTCTGAGGAGCGCAAGTGTCTTTAGTGTAGTTGATCGAATGGTCAGACACTGTCTCATCGTCGTCAACGCATAGGTTGATCGTTGCTGATCCTTTATAGCATCGGTCGCTGTCGTAGAACTCTAGCCATGACATATCTAGATTCTCGACCATGTCGACGATCTCATCCTTATCGGTTGAGCTCTCAAGTTCTAGCTCCTCCTCTGAGATCACACTAATTGAGAATCCTAGGTTGAGTGCTTCATTGATCAGTTCAATATATGCTTTCATATGTGTTCCTCTGTTGAAAGAGTGCCTAGTATAGAGCACTCAATCAGACTGTCAACCCCAATCAGTAGAGCTCCCAAAATTTACCGATACCCCAACCAATGATCGTCAGAGTCCAAACGATCAAGACCAATTGCTCTAGGTCACTCATAATACTGGTACTCCGTCAACATAGGTAGTGTGGTTTCTGGTGTAGACATCAACACCTAGAGCTCTCAGTCTAGATTTCGTCGTATTCGTCGGCCAGTCTGCAAGTGTCTTTAGATTAGGATTGACATGACCAGACCAACCCCAACCGCTCTTGTAGACTTCTACTGTGGCGATGTGGTGCCCGTGTAGATAGACCTTACGTAGTCTCGTCTCTGGCTCTACTCTGACCATCGTGTTGGCCGATGACCAGTTGCGACCCTGTGCAATGGCGTAGTTCATTTCTTTCTCAATTTTTCTCATGTCATGCTCCCTCAAAATCTAAATCAATTGACTGAAACTGGCCGATACCAAGATCAGGACACTGGGCCCACACCCACCCATCATCGGTAGTCTCTAAAAATTCACACTGTTGAACATGCTCGTTATCTAACCAAGATGTTCCGTTCTCAGTGTCAAAAGGCACATTCTGAGTTTCTGCGATGTCTGCTCTAATTGATATTTTCATGCTAGTTCTCCTGCTGTCATTTGTACTGCGTTTTGAATTGTCGTTTTATCTAAAAATGCTCCGTGCTTTACAGACCATGACCCCATGACTGCATCGACCTTGAGTATTTTTTCCTTCTTGTATAGGTTGAATACTGCTAGTGCTTGATCCTCTGTTAGATCGTAGTCATCCTCCATACATGCGATAAACGAGTTCTCAGCGTTGACAATTCGTTGAGCTATATCTTGATAGTGCTTTGTACTCATGGTAGTTCTCCTGTTTCTGTGAATCCTCACCTAGCGGTAAGGTGCTACCCAGACGACCAGTATAGACCGATCGTTTCGACTAGCGCAACCTAGTCATCATCAGTGAGCTCAAGTTCCTTAAGTTCCTCTATGGCTTTCAATAGATCATAGAGCAATTCGGATTCGTGCTGTTGTAGTTCCTCAATCAAGATCATCTGGTCTCTCCTTACTTGATCCAATCAATGTCTAGGTCATCATACTGAGCCGATGACAATAGATTGTCAAGCATACTGTTGAACGACTCTTGTACTTTCATGGTGCGATGCTTTGTAAACCAGAGCTCACCAATACTAGAGCCTTTAGTGTACTTGACCTGCCAGTCGTCTCCTTGATCATATACCTTGAATAGATCGCCACCAATTTTGAACATAGAATATAACATGTTAGACCTCCTCGATCTTGACTAGTACTGTTTCGTTCTCTCTAATTTCGTCTAGCTCCTCGTCAGAGAGACAGTATGACCAGTGCTGTACTGTCCAGTCAATCGCCTCCTCAATCCATTGACTAGCGAGCTCCTCAGCTTCCCAATGTTCCATTGGTTCGCTGACTGTAGGATTCGTGTCCAGTGTATCAATAGACTGCTTGACTACATATTTTTTCATGGTGTTCTCTCCTGTGTTAACTGAGGGAGACTCTAAGGTCTCCCATTTAGATTGTCAAGCG